GTTTGCGGTTACTTTTTTGTGTCTTCGACCGGGAGACCCCAATCCTAACGGCTTCTACATTGCCGAGCTGTCCACTCTGTTACTCTTTGCCCAATCGATCCTGTGTCAGGCCCATCAGAAAAACACTTATGTCTTGTTAAACCTTTACCTGGTGCCCAACTAAATCTATTAAAACAACTTGGGCACAATGCGGTGTACTTCATAAATATCCTTTTGGTGGACCTGGCGGGCACTGCCCCCGCGTCTTGAACTTATTTCTCATCGCTTCATACAGCAATAACTTATATTTAACTACATTTTAACAGTTAAGTCAATGTCTTCTTGTTGCTTTTGGACTTCTTTCATAGGACGAATAGGTTCTAACCAGGAATCTGGAATGTAGGCCTTTGGAGTATCTCCGTACATATTACTCAATCCAAATTCTGTGGCTATCCACCAAAAGTGATCTGTAATAGCAGCCTTGCAGGCAATTCCCTTAAACTGAAATTCCTCACCTTGCGTAAAATGTCCCACATACTCATCCACCAACACAGTTTTGCCTATGTTGGTAGGCCGTATGCTCATGATAATTTTGGCAAGATCGCCTTGTTCACATTTCATTTTGTTTCATCAATCTAGTGTGTAAGATCATATTCTCAGTGACCAGTTTAGTGATAGTGGCCAGCATGATTAATCTATCCGCATCTGTAATTGTTTCTTTGTCAAACTGTTCTAGAATACTAGAGCCTATCATTCGCATGGTCTGCTCTTGGCCTTTGGAAAATACTCCCCAGTCAAACGGGTCGCCTTCTTCGTGTGCAAAAGCAATATCCACAAGTTCATCAAGAGTTATTTTAGCCATGCTATTTTTTCTCCTGTTTCTTTTCTTCGATCATATTCTTCTGGGGTACTGGGATATCTCCAGGCCCATACAGCTACGAGAGCCATAAAGATACCTGTATAGATAACACCACGCAATGGCACTGTCCCAATACTCATTAAGATCAAACTCAACGACATCATGCCAATCATAAGATATTTCATCTTTTGTGGAAATACACGTTTCTCTGACCAATTGCGTAGGAAAGGTCCAAACAGCTTGTGATTCATAATCCAGTTATGCATACGTTCTGAACTTCTTGCAAAACAAAAAGCACTTGCAACCACAAAGGGACTATAAGGAATACCCGGAGTTATAACTCCAATGTATGCCATTACTAGGCAAAGACAGCCTAGAACAAAAAAGAACGCTTTTTTTAATTTAATCATATTATTTAATTAGCAAAGACATTTGACGACCCAGTCAATGGGTCGCCACAGGTGCAGGCATCTCCCTGACGGTTAACTGGTTTGTTCCCAGCAAACACATTCCCACTTGCAGCCTGTGTTTTAGGACCACCATGTTCACCACTGCCATGACCTTCTACTGATGCAGCAGTTACGGATATAGGAGCATTATTGACTATTACCGAAGGAACCAGTGCTTCAATAACTAGCCCCCCACAGTTGTCTACATTGACTCTTGCTACGCCTGGCATACTATTAGGCCAACGCAATGCCAGTAGTTGATTCAAGAAATTGTTTGGCAAACTGTGAATCTGTTGCTTCGGCTACAGTAACAGTTGATTTTTGTAGTTTAACTTCAGTATCCGGATTGACTGTAAACAGGTAAGGCATTAAACCTGGACCTTTTGGCCCCATACCAATTACTTGCGGATTTTTTAGTTTATAATAAACTGCACCGTCTTCTACTAACTTGGCAACAATTTCTTCACCACTTGTGAGTTTAAGAGTGATTACTTCGCCTGCTGATACGCCTTTATTAATTAACATTTTATACCTTTTCTAAATGTGCTTTAAGTTCTGTAAATCCACCAATCAGTTCTTCGCCGATAAAAATCTGCGGAACTGTTCGTGCTGTTGGAACAGCTTCCAATAGTTCTTCTCGAGTATATCCGTCTCCAATTTTCTTTTCTTCGAACGGAATACCTCGTTGTTTTAACAAGGCCTTGGCCTGGTCACAATAGGGGCAATGGTACTTTGACCATACTGTTGCTTTCATTTTATTTCCTTTGTGTCATATGTCTGTTGGAAGATGTCTTTTTTCACAGCACCATAGTCTCCTTCGCCGTGACGCACAATAACATCATTGCCTGCGGTATATTCCAAGTTGCCCCACGTGGCTTTAATAACGCCATCGTGATCAGCCAACTTAGCTATTTTGATTACACCACCCTTAGGGGTTCCTGTACCGTCATGATTGTCGTCGTATTTGTCATGAAAATTTTCAGGATCCAAAGGCCAAAATTCTTTCTTAGGACCCGGACCCATGATATAATGTCCTGCCTTATGCTCTACTGGACCTTCCAATGTTTGTGTAACTCCATCACTGTCGGCAATGGTATACGGCACTGGAATTGGCTTCTTAAAAGTTTTAAATGCCCCATCTTTAAACCAGCTATCGTCAATTTTACCTTCAATGAGGTTAATGTATTCTCTTAGTGTTTTCATAATTAACTTGAATATATAACTCTGCCTTTTTTATCAAGGACTCTAACCAGTATAGCACCTTTAGCTTTTTTGGCCAGGGCCATAGAAATGGCCTGAGATTCGGTGCCAGCACCGCCTATAGAATTCCAAGATTCAAAAGGACTTTTACTTTTAAATTGTACCTTGTACATATATATTCCTAGATGGCCGGTAGCTCATCGTAATCTAGGCTTTCTCCCATTATGCCAATGACATAATTTGTGCTTTCACTTTCTTGTAGTGCTGTTTGTTTCTTGCTAGTATCAGTGTGCTTGTTAAACCAAGGGATCGGAGTTGACTTAGGCGCTGTCGCCTGGTACTTGATACCAATTTGTTTTAGTGCATCTACTGCTGTGTAGTCCACAAAATCACGTAGGATATTAGCGTTGAGTCCAATAACTGGTCCCATCTTAAACAGGTATGTGGCCCAATCTTTTTCTTCACGTATCACATCCATGTACAGTTGATACACTTCTGCTTCGCATTCTTGTTTGGCTTCAACAAACCGTGTGTCCTCTTTGACCACTTGGTTGATCAAATAGGCAGTCCATCCCTTGTGTAACAACTCGTCTTGTAGAATTAATTGAATAATATTACCATTGCCCATAAAGATTTTATTCTCTACCATTGCTAAACTAGTAGCAAAACTAACCATAAAACGGAATGCCTCAAGAGCATAACTTGCGTGTAAGGCCATCCATATTGCTCGGATGTGTTCTTTCTCTGTAACTGTCTCGCCTAGCTGTTTACGACAATTGATAACGTGAAGTGCTTCATAGTAGTTGCCCACACTTGATGCCATGTCTACAATTTCTTTAGTGTCATGTATGGTGTTAAACACATCTTTGGGTACATTGTAGATGTTGCGAATGATGTGGCTATAACTCTTGCTATGTATGTTGGTTTCAAAAAATGTCCAGTTGTATACTAGTGCTTCTAGTTCTGGCAAAGATATTACAGGCATAAAGATTTGACTTGGGCCACGTCCTTGTAAACTGTCTAAGGCTGTTTGGCGTAACAAGTTGCTGGTAAAGATATGCTTGACAGCATCGCTGGCGTCTTTGAAGTCGTTTGAATCTTTGGTAAGACTGATCTCTTCTGGTTGCCAAAAGAAGCCACGTGCTGTTGCTTCAAAGTCGGCAATTTTTTTGTATTTGACTTCTTCAAATCTCTGTATGGTCACAGGCCCAGCTGGATCCAAAAACATCTTGCGATTAAGGTAGTCTGTCTTTGTGTTTAGGTTGTATTGTTGTTTACTCATTTTAAGTAATCCACGTGTGCTACAGCCCTCCAGAGATCTAGTCTTGGAGGTTCTCCATTATCGGGTTCTTTGTATACGATTCTTATCTCAACATTGTTGGGATGAAGTTCAGCCATTAAAGAATTTATTGTTTCCAACGCTGCTTTAATGTTTTCTATTTGTTGTCCAATATTTTGTGTTGTCATAATTTACAGGCCTCGCAGTCCTCTTCTATTTCATATCCATTTACAGAATTTGTGTGTCCGTTTACTTGCACCACTAATTGTTCTTCTTGCATTTTGCTTCCTGCTTTGTTAATCAAGCTATAGTAGAATGTTTTTAATCCCCACATATGTGCCTGCATCAAATTCTTAGCAATCAGGGTTGTTGGAACTTTGCGTTCTGGAAAATGTGCAGGATTATAGAATGTGTTAGTTGAAATTGATTGATCAACATAAGCAGCAATAACAGCCGCTGTTTTCAAATAACCATCGCAGTCTTTTTGTTCCCACATCAATTGATATTTGTTTTTTAATCTATTATATTCTGGAACAACCTGCGTAAACGATCCTGCCTTTGATTCTTTAGTGCTGATCAAGCTCATTGGCATTTCAATGCCGTTAGTTGAATCAATTACCACTGAGCTTGATTCAACAGGTGCTACCGCCATCAAGGTGGCATTACGAACACCGTGTTCTTTCATATTCGTACGTAGTGCTTCCCAATCAAGTTCAGGCGTAAAGTCTGCTAGTTCGTTGACTCCCTTAGCCCGCAGTTCCCAGGGAAACACACCTTGTCCGTAACGTGTTTTGGCACTCTCTAAACAAGGTCCACGTTCCTTGGCCAGTTCAACTGTGGCTTCTGTGAGATAGTAGGCCTGATGCTCCATCCAGGTTTTGACTTCTGCCAATGCATCCTGTTCCCCGTACTTCAATGAACGCTTGGCGTGCCAATAGGCTAGATTAGTAATGCCAATGCCTAGGGGCTGTATCTCATCATTACTTAATTTACTTTGTATTGATAAGAAGTCTTGATAGTCAAGAATGTTACACAGGCTACGCTGTAGAATCCTGCAGGCTCTACGCATATCCTCCGGGTTCCGGAACGCTCCCCAGTTGATAGATCCCAGTGTACATAACGCTATGCGGCCATCCTCGTCGTCTAATCTCTTAAATGAACGGGTGGGTAATAGGATCTCACAACACAAGTTACTTTGATAAATCGTATGATACTCAGGATCAAATGGTCCTTGATTCATTACATTATCAATGAATACAAGATATATTCGACCTGTGTCTGTGCGTTCTTTCAGTATACCACTCTTGAAAACTTCTTCGGCACTCATGGTCTTGGTACGCAGGTCTTTGCGTTTTTCGTACTTTACGTAGAGCTCTTCGAAGCGTTCTGTGTTTTGATAAAACGCTTCGTATAAGTCTGGTACTTGGTTGGGATCAAAGAACGTTATTTGTTCTTTGTTTTTAAATCGTCTCCAGAAGAAAGCACTAAGCACAACCCCATAATCCATATGACGGACTCGGGTTTCTTCTGTTCCTTGGTTGTTTTTAAGCACAATAAGATCATCAAACTGATGATGCCAAATAGGATAAAAAACAGTAGCACTTGCATTACGAATACCTCCTTGACTGCAACTTCTTAGGTCGCCGAACCATTTTTTCAGGAAAGGTATCATACCTGTGTGCATAATCTCACCACCACGGATGGGACTGCCTAGTGGACGCAATCGTCCTATCTCCAAACCAATGCCTGCTCGCTTGCTGGCATACTTGGCCATCATTTCACCTGAAGCAAATATACTGTCCAGATCATCGTCACTCCTGATAAGTACGCAACTACTAAACTGTTTAGTAGGAGTCCCAAGACCAGCGAGCACAGGAGTAGCAAGAGTAAACAAGCCGTCACTAGCTGCTGTGTAATATTCTTTGATGTAGCGCATTCTCGATGCATTCTGTTCTTCTCGGTGAAATACAGTAGCGGCCGCGACCATGTATCTAATTTGTGGAGTTTCATAAGTTTCCTTTGTGGCACGATTCTTGACCAAATATTTTTCAATCAACTGCTCGATGGCAGCATACCCATATTCTTCATCTTTAGAATGATCCAGCATGTCATTCATCTTGTTCCAATCTTCTTCGTTGTACCAAGTCAATAATTCAGCTGTGTACAAACCAGTGGCCACATTGGTTTTTACAATCTCGTAGAGGTGGGGAGGCTCGTAGGAGCCATAAACATCCTTACGCAACATACTTAAACGTTGCTTGCCTGCTACATATTGATAGTTAACATGTCCAACATCTGGATTTGATTCTACATCAATCAAATCCACAATAGCTCTCAGCGTGATGCCATCTATTTCTTGTGTGGTGATTCCATCGTAAAAATGTGGCTGGGCTTTGATTTCAATCATGCTCTGACTGACATCGGCTATTCCTCTACATACTTTTGCAATCTGTGTCTGCCATTTTTCCAGTGTCAACTGTTCTCTTTGCCCATTGCGTTTAATCACCGTTATTGTCATTGTTTTCTCTACGTTATTCTTTGCGATCTGATATTTATTTGTTACTGTTATTTGTCCAGATGATGCTGGTTTCAACTTTGCCTAATTCAACAATTGGCAAAACACACCCATATTCCAGGTTTAAAACGTGATTGTCTACTACCAAAAAATATTTACTGTACCTACTAGCTTCCGTAGTAGACATATGTATCTCAAATCGACTTGCTATAAACCGCTGTGTTAACTTTAAAGTATACAGCATTCCAAGAACAATAGCAAGCTCATCTAGTTTAGAATTTAAAACTAGATGCCAAGGATCCGGCCACTTGTCCGGAGTAAGGGGGTTGAGATAATGACTAACAAATGGTGCTCGACTCCAAAGATGTGCAACATCCTCTAGTGGAGTTTGGCTAGTTTCTATGCTATCACGAAATTGTTTCCATTTTATTAATCTATCATTGTTGTATAGATCAAACACCGTAGGTAATATTATATTCGATTGAACCAATAGCACCAGAAATTAATGGGTTTTGATATTTAAGAAGTAGGGTGTCATTATTTGGTCCAGCTGAATCATCATAGTTGCTGTTGTTTTTTAGTTCTGCAAAAAATTCGAATCCTGTCATAACAATTCCTCCTCCCGAATAGGTATATGTATCTGAAATTTCTATGTCAGTGTTAAATGTGTTAATCACTATGACAACTTGTCCGGTCCTTACGTGCTGACCTAATCTCAAAGTGTAATCAACATAAATGTAGTTGTTGTATGCACTGAACACAGCCAATGGTCTTGGTGCATCACTGAGATATAGTTCGCTGTAGTTTCTATCCACTAGGCTGGCTGAGCTAGCATTTTCAAATTCCACTCTAGTATCTGCAGTAGTCACACTGACAATTCCAGATTCTTGATGTCGATTGCTGGAACAGTTTACCAATGTGTTGCCGAAGGATTCACCAAATGACACTATACTAGTATATGGTGAAGACGCACTGTTGGTGTTGTTGCCACAGTTGGTGAATCTAGATCTTTGAAACTGTGTTCCTCTTCCTTGAGTACTAATGAATGCTTGATTGGCCACTTCTTCAAAGTGACAGTCGTCAATGTGCCAAAGATTTCCCTGACCAACAACACCGCCAATATATATTCCTGTATCACAGACAAAAAATTCACAGTGTTCAAAATCCACTACTGAATCAAATGACACAGTCTGTTGGCATTCCACTGCCAATGGTGTTGAATGCCATTTGCAATCTTCAAACACCAGTTTGTTGACTCTGGTGCCAAACAAGTTATTTTCCCAAAATACTGATGCAGTTACATTGGCAGACCCATCTGTGAATTCTGCCAGCACTGGAGTAATAGTGCTGGTACTGCCGCTGCCCGAAGACAAGCTGGTCACTGTGAAATTAGATTGCACTGTTGCGGCCAATGTTGCATCTGACTTGGAACTAATTTTAATACTACCGCCTACCACAACAGCTTCAAAGTTTGCACTAAATGTGGCATCAGCATTTAATGTTCCTACTGCTATGCCTAGGGTGTTGGCAAAAGTACTGGTAAAGGCAGTGTTGATAGTTGAACTCACTCCGCTGCCCGATACTATGACGTTACCACCTATACTCATTGTGGGTATGTTGTACAAACAACTGGCATTTTCCGGCACAAACACAGCATCACCTAACACATATCCAGATTGCCATTTAACACTTTTGAATTTACATTCCTGTGAACCGGTTATGACTGTTTGACCATCGTTATGATTAATGGTTAAATTTTCTATCACAATGCCTTGCGGTCTACCGGAGATGTCTTGGAAGATAATATTGTTATCTCCTATTTCTAGAACTGTTTCTTGTGAATTTTCTCCCTTGATCAACACATTGCTAGGTATAATTAGATCATCAAGAAAAAGATACACACCATTTGGCACAGCCAATATTTTTTTAAATTTATCGTTGGAATTTTTAAACAGTTCATCAATGGCCGTGGTAAATGCTAGAGTGCTGTCAGTTGATCCGTCTGGTATTGCACCAAAATCTACCACACTGACCTGTATCTCATCTATTTTAGACTGCAATCCACGAGCAATACTGAGAGTAATTGAATTATCATCGGCAGCAAATCTATAGCTGGCGGCCAATTCTAAAATATTATCGTGTTCAGTAAGGACTTTGGTGTTGCCCACTGCCGGGGCACCTTCAGCAACACTGCCGTTGCCTATGAATAGTTCTTGACTGTCAACAGCCCAGGCAAATTCTGCTGAACTCAGTTGTGGAACACCTATGCCTGAATTTTTTTGGCCTCTTCTGACCTGGATTTTCGAGATTTGAATTACAGCCACTTTGATATCCTCTATGCGTTATAGAGTATTTATCTACCTAGCTTGTAGTATTCCTCTACCTTTGTGAGCCAGGCATCCTGCCACTTGTTGAAGTCTGTAGGTTCTAGTGTGAACTGCTGATATTGAAAGTCTCGTGAACACATAAAGATAACACCTTTCTTGATGTCTGTGCCATAGACTTCATTATGTGCTAATATATAGGCCATCAGCTGTAGGTAGTAATCTTCTACCCATTCCGCTTTCTTGGGCTTGTTGGTCTGTTTGTAATCGCATACTGCGGGCTCTCCATCGTGTACTGCAACTAGATCAGTTGTACCTGAAAACAATCCCGGATAGTATAGACTCTGTTCCATAGCCCATACTTCGGATACTTTTGATAATCCATTTTCAATAATAACATCAGCCATTTTGTTAGCCTGTACGTGAACAGGATTGTTACCAGGCTGTCGTTGTATACCAGCAATGAATCTTTCTAGATTGCTGTGCATGGCTGTGCCTACGCCTGCAGCTTCAGTGGTAATCTGTTGTGCTTTTTCAACTCCTACTCGTTTCTTCCATTCGTTCAAATGAGTCATGTCTTTGGTGGCACTCAATATAGTAGTCACTGAGGGTAGACTTTCGCCGTCGGGAGTTTGGTAAACACGTTTACGTGTTACGGGGTCGTTGATTTGAACACAATTTTTATATTGGAAACGTTCAACAAAGGGTGGTGGGTTGATAATCATATACTGTATATATTACAGTAAAGATATTATGTTGTCAAGCCTGGGTGGCTAATTGTTGTGGGGCAGCACTGGCTGCAATTTTATCTACTTCCGCTTGACTGTCTTTGGTGCCGTCTGGTTTTTGTTTTTCGCTGCCGGCGCCTGGCACTTTGAGCTCAATGCCGTCATCATTGAAATTTGAAATCATTGCCTGTACTGCCGGACTTGAATCGTACATGGCTTTGAAAGTTTCATAATCAGCGGTAAGCTCAAATCCGTTGATTGCTAAAACTTTGTTGAGTCCGTTCCAATTTAATTTCGAAGGGGCTTTTTGACTGGCAGCACGACCTATATAGTTTCTAAGAACCATTATGAATCGATCAATTTCTATTCCGGAGTTTCCGCCAAATTCAAAAAATCTCATTTTAGTGTGCTCAATTCTTTAGTAAGTTCTTGAATCTGCTTTTGCATTTCTTTAATCTGCTCTTGAATGGCTTTCTTTCGTTCGGCCATCTGTTTGACCTGAGCTGCCTGCTGTTTGGCCATTGCTTGAGGATCCATTGCTGGGGCCGGTGGCTGACCGGCAGCTGGAGGTTTTGATCCTGCAGCACCAGCTGCAAATGTTCCCAACGGAGACGGTTTAGCACCCGGAGCCGCTGCACCAGGCATAGGAGGTGTTAACTCTCTTAGTCGTAACCCACTGGTGAATTCTTCGAGTTTCATCCTGCTAATGCTCTCATCAAACGATTCTGATGGTTGATACTTTCGCGCATCTCACGACCTGCTTCTTCTGCACCACCTGCAGCTGGCTCAGCAGCGGCAAATTCGTCTCCACCTAATTCAGCATCTGCGTTCATGGCATCGGGTTCAGCAGCCATGTCAGCTGCCGGCTCGCCGCCTAACATATTGACAGGCTGTTCTTCACCTGTTAGTGTACGTACTCCAGTGGCCAATGCTTCACGTGTGGTCTTGAGATTTTCCAAGGCTGATTGAATTGCCGGAGCCACTGCTTCAATAAATCCCTTTGCCTGTTCTTGTCCCATTTCGTCACGGATGCTATCACCTAACTGCAATAGAGTATCATTCTCCATACCGCTTAGTTCTTCAATCCAACGGCCCACTCTGTCAACCATGGTCTTTGCTGTGACGATCGCACTTGCTTGCTGGATCTCACCTTCTCTTAAATTATTCATACTTTCTCCTGTTTGTTCTATGCTTTCATTCTCTTTTTTGTAAATCTTATTGTCAGCTTTTTCACTGCCTCTCATACGATTCATAACTTTCTTTGCACTCTTGTCTGTGGTCATATAGTCGCCGGAAGTCATTGTGTTTACAATGTCTTTGCCTGCTTTGTCTTGATAAGATTTTAGAGTGTTTGTACTTAATTCTGTTTGAATGTTTTCGCTTCCAACCATATCTTTGAACTGATCTTCTAGATCTTCTAGGTAGTCGGCCATGTCAATTTCGCCACCGTCTTGATCACTATAGGCATAATATACTTCTTCCACAGCAGATTCAACATCACCTTGATTGAGAGCTGCTAGTACTTTATTATAATCAGGATCACCGTAGCCACCACGTTCGTTCATGTTTTCATCAAAGTTTTTGAGGATCATCATCAATGCTTGTTTGTCGATGTCTGCACCTTCTTGTACTGTGTTGTCTACAATAGGTTCATCACGCTCTGATAATTCAGCTACTATGGCATCGTGCATGAACTGTGCCTGTGACAGTGCATCATTTTCCACAGTTTCATTGAAGCCAGAACTGCTACGTGCTGTGTAGATCTGTGTGCGCAGTTTGTTTCTAGCATCTTCCAGCTGTTCAACATTGAATGTTTCTAGATTCAGTTTGCGACCAAAAGTCTTAAACATACTTTCGTTCAGTCTTTTACTGGTTCTATTAATTTTGAAGAGATCTGTGGTTTTCATATCGGTTGATCCATAGTGATGTATTATTTATTCAGAAATAAGTCAAAGCGGTTACAGTTTCTTTGGCAGCTAGAGTTTTGTCCCTGCTTTCACAATATCTTGCCCAAAGAGTGTCTGCTTTTTCAAAGTTTTTAGCTACGATAGCTTTTTGATACTGTGTTCTAAGAATCTGGCTGTCTGTGAACCATCTGCCATATTCTTGGTCTAATCTGTAAATTTTATCCACGATTGCAGGGTTTGTATTTTTTGTCACTAAATTGGCCATTCTGATTGCTGTGGCATTGAGATTGATAT